TTGTAAACCGTATCGCGGGCTGAAGCGTGTCATACACGACCTTTTTCGCTTCCGGTTTAGGTGCCCACTTAAACTGCGTTATCTGGCGCATAACCTTGTCGCGCCACGCCCCCAAAAACTTCGGTACAGAGTTCGGGTTCACCAGCTTGGCTAACCCATACGCATCAAGCGGTGACTGCGAAGCGGGGGTTCCTGTCATCATCCATAGATAAGTGTCAGGTTTTACGACGCTGTTTAATGACTTCCAGCGAATCGTGGAGGGGTTCTTATATGCGTTGGCCTCATCAACTATCACTAAATCAAACCTGCCGTCATTACGTATCTCATTACCGATAAGATTAAGACCTTCATAGTTTGTGATAACAAACTCGTAATCCCCCTGCACCATCTCAATCCGGCGTGCAGCGTTGGGGTGATGTGCCACGATTGCGCTGCGGTGCATCACAGAGTTCATGATGTCGCCCATCCAGGCGCTGTGCATGATCGAGAGCGGGCACAGTATGAGTACGCGCCGCACATCGCCGCGCTGCATCAAATAGTCTGCTGCCCACAGCGCGGAGAGCGTCTTCCCGGTCCCAGGGTCATTGAAACAAAAAGCCTTTCTGTGCAGCGTCAGAAATGATGCCGTCTCGATCTGGTGCGCCATCGGCTTGTATCGCCCAGGCCAGTTGTATTTGCGGGTGATGGGGGATACAACGCTCTTGACCCCCAGGTTTTTTAAAACCCGCATTTCATCCAGACCGAAATACACCGCTACGGTATACCCCCCATTACCGTGATCCTCCACAATGCGGCTCTTGGGGATCACGGTATATTTTTGCGGCGCTCTGGTGCGAATCAGCACCGCTTTATTTTCTAGGATCTCCAAGCCTATCTCCCGTTGTCTTTCATGTTGGCTTTCGGACTTCTAAGCCGCAGATTGCCTTTTGTCGTCTTGCCCCCTGAGCGCAGCGGCTTAACGTGATCTATGTGCTTACCCGTTCTGTCAACACCTTCTTTATCGTAAGCACGTCGGGCTTTTTGCCGCTCTAGCTGATCCTTCGTCTCACCGCTGGCCACCTGAAGTTTGTATTTATGCTTCCAGTCAATTTTTCCGTTTTTCTGAACCATGATTGCCTCTAGTGTTTTGGGTTGAACTCGCACCCCGTCACTTGACACCATCGGCATAACGGGGTGGGCGTGGGGTGCCACACGTTGTTAGCGTAGCTTGCCTCAAGTCGCGCCGTTCTCTCACGATATTTCCACCAAGCCGCCTCGGCCTGCTCACGCAACATCTGCATCTTCACCATCGAGTTTTTGACGATGAACAGCAGCGCACTATTGACTTTGCGTATGTGCGGAAAGTGCGCAAACACCATCAGAGACATCAGAACAAGCTGATCCTGGTCAGGGTATTTATTGCTGCCCGTTTTCCAGTCGCCCACCCACGCGGTCAGATTGTCGTCATTGACAATCAAAATGTCAGCGATGCCGCGAACCCATACCTCTTTTGCTTTCCAATCGCAGGGCTGCAACGTCTTCGTCAGTGCCATCTCATGTTCTGCGAGCTTGCGCCCCGGCTTTTTAAGTAGTGCATCTACCGTCGGCTGGAACTGCGCATAGGCGGCTGGGATCGGCGTACCGTCTTTGATGTACTCCTCAATCGCTTTATGTACCTCGACCCCGTAGCGTGTGGCATCGGTCTCTTGGAACGGGTACTTGCTCAGAACTTTGACTTCGTAATACCGCCTTGCACAACCTTCATAGTCTTTCAACGCGCTGTGAGACCACCTTATGATTCTCTCGGTCGGATCGGCTTGCACAATACCCCCCTTATTTTTTAGCTAGTCCGTAACGTCGGTGAACGCCACCTTCAGCGGCCAGGGGTATCCCCGGCATATAGCTCGGCTCAAGCGTCATCTGCTCTAGCATCCACGCTAGTGCCTCTTTACTCTCGCTCTCGGGTACAACAATAATCTGCTCGTCATGCACGGTGCCTGCCACAGGATAGCGTTTCGCTGTCCTGAGCATTCCATCGGTCATAACAATACGGGCTACGCCCTGGGTGACGTTATTCGTAATCTTGCCGCCGTAAATGCTCGTAGCGTCTGGACCGTACACCCATCTCGGTCTCCCACGCGCATCTTTTTGCTGACGAATGTTAGGATACCGCAGACTCATCCCATTGGGAAGCACAATCTCTTCTTTGCGGAAGACCAAGCACTTGTGACGATACTCTTCACCGTCAGCAAGCGATCTTTGAATGAGGCTTTCGCATAGCTCCCAAAATCCGGCAACAGGATGGGCAGCGGCTCGGTAAAGCTCAATGATCTTCTTTGCGGCGATGCAATGGATGAGTAGATCTTTCGTCGAGCAAGTATGCGGAATCTCTTGCATGCGTAGGATGCTCTCTTCCCAGTCGATGAACCGTTCAATGTAGTCCGACGTAACGCCCAGTTTTTTTGCAATCGTTTTGTCATAGCGAATAGGGGGTGCTCCAAGGAACCCCGTCAGTAGTTGAGTAGAAAAACTTGCCCACCCGAGACCGTAACCTGCGCCCAACAAAGCACTTTTTGCAGATTGGCGAAGATCAGGATGGCTCTCTTTGGTCATCCCAGGTATATTGAACATCTGAGCGCCGAACATGGCGTAGGGATCGCCTTTGGCCCTAAAAATGGCCAGCATGTCTTCATAGTCGGCAAGCCATGCCAGCACACGCGGCTCGATCTGAGAAAGGTCTCCGACGCCCAGCACACAGCCCTCTGGTGCCATGATTGCAGAACGCAAAAAACTCCCCCGCTTGAGGTTCTGCATGTTGATCGAAGACCCCTTTGCCGCAGTCCAACGCCCTGACAGCGCGCCGTAATATGACAGTGGGACAGGAAGCCTCCCCCGTTTTGAGATGTCTAGAAACCGTTGTGCCCGTGTTCTCTCGGTCGTAGACTTAACCTTCAATCGGGCTTCGCACAATAGCGTGATGTCTTCGTTCTCGCTGTTAAGTAGCGCCTGGAATAGCGCGTCGTTTTTTGCGAAAGCAAATGTGCTTCCCTCGGGATTCGGCGTCTTGACGGTGGGCTTTTTCTTCTTCATTGGGGGTGGCACCCCCAGGCGCTTCAAAATCTCCGCAAACTTGGGATTGCTTGCTAGGTCAGCCTCCTCGACATCGAGCCGCTTCAGTAGCGACTCGCGTTGTTCGCGCTCGGTGTGCAGCGCATCGGTGAGCATGTCTTGATCCAGCTCCAGCAGGGGGCGGGTGTACATCTTGAGGGTGAGGTCGATCAAGCGAAGCTCGCTTTTCGGGTAGCCCTTGCTCAGAGTAAGAAAGATCTGCTCACACAGATACACGTCATGGGCGCAGTAATCAGCTAGCTCCGCCTCGATAGCGGGCAGCAGCTCCAACACGCCATCCGTCTTGTGGATAGCTTTACCCTTCTCAGGCAGGCCGAAGTCTGCCGCAATCTGGGCCAAACTATTGCCACCCTCCACACCACGAACTGCCCGAGCCATCGACAGCGTATCGAGGATGAACGCAGGCTGAATCCCGTAGCGCCACGACAAAATCGTTACATCGAACTGAGCATTGTGGGCCAGCACTGCGGTGCGGCTCCAGTCAATACCGTCTGCCCAGGCTGGAATATCCTCCCCACGTACCCACTTCGTAGGCTGCTTACCTCCCACCTCTTTTACGCACAGCCCGAATGCTTTGAACCTGGGATCTCGAACGTACTCCTCGGTGGTCATCTTGCGTAGCGTGTACTCCCGGCTGTCGTAATACGTCTCAAAGTCAATGACCAAAATGCGATCAAACGGTGCAGTCATCCCTGCCTCAATTCTCAATTGAATAGTTCTTTAGGCGGCGCGTCGTCCATCACAACGCTCGTCATTTCTCTCGTCGCATTCAACAACATGTCAGCGATCTGCATGTCATTCGCGTTAATAGGCACCACAATCAGCTCACTATCGTGACCGTAGCCGGTGAACACCGCAACGCCAGAGGCAACAGCATCTGCCCCATAGCAGGATGCGATGACGCGCACCAGGGCTTTGAACCACTCTTGCTGTTCATCTGGCAGCGCCGCGATTTTTGCGAGCATGTCGCTGTCTTGTTCCGCTGTCTTATGTGGTCGCATTGAACACCTCCTGTAGCTGTCCGAGATCATTTTCGTTGACGATAAGCGCAACACCGCCGGCCTGTACAATATTGGCAAGTTCTCGATCTTGCAGCGCCGTTGTGGTGTTCTTACCGGCCTTAGCCTCAATACCGATGAACTTGCCCCGATAGCAGACTAGGAAATCTGGAACGCCCGATTTACCGTAGGCACTGCCGACAGGCATGGCGTAATACGCCCCTGCGCTGTCTAAAATTTGACGAATCTTTTTCTTAACAGCCGCTTCAGGCGTTGATCCCATGTGTAGCTCCGAATAGTTATTGGTAGGTAATAAATAGGGGGGATGTGTAGATTCCTCGCCCCCTTCCGAGTTAAGTGGAGTCGGTGCGCGAACGCATGTCCATCGGGTACGCACCGAGCAGTCCTGACCAACATCTACAAGGCGGGGCAGGACTGACACTTGACACCCGACTATGTAATCTTCCCCGTCTCTTCCAAGAGTTTCTGTGCGTAGTGCTTGGCTTTCTCAGCGTCGTCGCTGTCTTTCTTGCCTTGCCGCATCCCGTATTTGATTACGTTCCCCTTGAGATACCCGAGCCATTCTTCTCTTGTCAGCACTGCTTGCATGACTGCCCAGGGCTGTATGCCCATGTCTTTGTAGTGCGTTCCGCCTACTTGCCTCTCGTCGGCATTACCCTCTTTCATGATTCATTACCCCATTTCTGTTGTTGACGTTGACGATAGCGCCGAGCGATCTCAGCGCGGCTTAGTTTTCTTCTTGGCTCATCCGGCTCGTTTCCAAGCTCATAGACGGGTATGGCATCTCGCCCCAGGCTATCAGGCAACCATGACCCGATATAGACCGCACCCTGTTTCTTCAGCGCCCGGAGCCAGTCCTGGGCGGTGACGATGTGTACACCTGTCTTTGTGGCAACTGACTGGGCGGTTACCGGCCCAGCCCTGAGCATCATCAGCGTCTGTGCCATGACGGTGTGATTGACTTTTGTATGCTTCTCATCCTGCATCGGGTACTCCATTGATCTCGGGCAGTCTGATGACGTTCTTTTTTGCCCTTAGCTGTTTGTCTGCCAGCGCGATGGCCTTGTCCATCTCAGCAATCGTAATGACGCCCATCTGCTGCTCATGTAGCTCTACCAATTCACGAACTGCCGTTATTTCAGGGCCAGTGGGCACAAACTTCAACTTATCCACCGCCCTGAAAATGATCTTCAAGATCGCTTCTCTACCATCGACAGCGACGGCGCTGTACTCTTTTCCGAACCCCATAGAGCATAGCGTTTCTGTCATATTACTCACAGCCACTAGGATGTTCATGTCCTGCTTAGTTGCATTTCCTCGCATCAGCGCGAGGAGTGCGGCACTGTTTTTTATCTTGAACTTCAGCATGTGGTCTGCGCGGGAACGCACAGTCTCCATACCCTCAAGCACGTAACCGAGCGGGTTGGTTAGCTGCGGCTTAGGCTTGTACTTCTTCCTTGGTTTACTTGTCGTCGGCATGTCTCTCCCCCTGCGATCTGTCCAGCATGTCTAGCAAGACCCATGCTTTGTATGTGATATGCGTGTCCACATGCTTGGCCATCCCGATCTCTTTTGCGAGCGCCCTTAACGCGGAGACCGCTTCGCTATACGTCGGCATGTTTGCTTCTTTCAGTACAGCATCTGCAATCTCGACAGCGCTCGCCATAGAGCCTCCTGTTTATGCTTCACTGTCCCCTGTGACCAGCGGAACATCGCGCCACTCACCCGCGATGACACCTATGTAGCGTTCTGCGGGCTGGAACCACTGTTGTAGGATTTTGACCGTTACCGAGTCATAGCTGTTACTTTTTACATCTAAAGATGCCACGTCGCGCAGTACAAACCGCAGATGCATCGTTGGGTGCAACGTCAAAGCGTCAGAATTAAATGTCACGGTAGCGCCCTTTCTTTTCTCTAAGTTGCTGCGTTATGAAAGACTCGTGAGCCCCGCTCACCTTGCCGCACACGTCACACTTAAATCCCAGCATTAGGCGGTCGTGAAGCCCGTTCTCATCGCGCTCCCACCATGTTGTAAGGAATCCTGAGTTGTTGCCCATGCGATGCTCTAGCTCGTGCATCTTGTTTGACCACCACCGCTTGAAGCGGAACCACTGCCCTCTCATTTTTGCTCCTCCCGTATGAAGCCGCTCAAGCGGCGGATTGATGCGATGCAATACTCACTCATCCTGGCGTGATAGTCAGCGGCGGCTTGATGGCGTAACAGCTCCTTCTTTGCCATCTCCACTTCTTTCGCTGCCTCTGCTGCCGCAGACTGAGGTTTGAACACTGCTTTGAAAATGTCTGATAGTTTTGACACTGGCTGGCTACGATGCACCGTAGTACCGTAGTTAGAGTTGGATTTAAGTAACGATTCTGCCCCAATAAAATGTGCCTTACAAGCCCTTTTAGGCCATAACTTCTTGTGGCTTCCCACACGGCATAGCGCCTGCAAGGCGATGCAGCAGGGCCATCTGCCGCTTCTTTTCGCGGTACCGCTTGGACTTCTCTACGTCTGTCAGCCGCTGCCGCGTTGCGTCGGGCTTCGATCCAAACTTATAAATCTTCACCTGATCTTTACCGTAGGCGCAGCGCTCCCACTTGGCAATGTGCAGAACTCCGGCCCGGTACAACTCTCGGGTGTAGTGCAGGACAGTCACGTAGTGCAGTCCGGTCTCTGCTGCCAGTTCTTTGCATGAGTAGACCCCTTCCATGAGATGCTTCATTAGCTGCGCCATGGTCAGCGCGTTGACCTTTATTATTTTCCGCCCTTTGTTGCACGGTGGGTTAGGTCTTGGCATGTGATCCTCAAAATTTAAGAGAGATTCCTACGTAGTTTGGTGCAACGACAATACTAGAACCACAGCCTGCGGCAGCGGTAACAGCAAAGTCTTTGAACGATGGCGTGTGGCGGTTGCGGTTGGTGCTGTCGTAAATCTCCTTGGCCAAACCTACAGCCGCAGCAGCGGCGCAGCCATAGCGCCAGTCGTCCGTGATCTTTGTGAACACTGCCCCGGTACCCGCGCCAACAATCGCGTGCTGCCATTTGTCTTTTCCACCCCAGGATTCTGCTTGGGCTTGTGTTGCGAACAGCAGTGCAAATGCAAGTAGTCTCTTCACAGCTTCCCTTTCAGTTCGTTAATGATTCTGTTGATTGTTGTTAAATTTACTTCTTTTTGGTATGCCATCCCTGCGTCGTAGCCTGTCGAGAATGCTTCGTAATGTATGCGGTCAGCAAACTTTATTAGTTTGCTTATATCTTCTTTTATATCGCACTCCCAGGCCCACTGCTCCAAACCTTTGTCATTCATCTGTTTCACCTTTTCCTTATTTCGTTCGCACATTCATTGACGCCGTATAGATTTGCCCGTTCCCGTTCGTCGCATATCTTCGCGCATGCTTCGCGTTCAGCGGCAGCGACTAAGCGTGCAAAACGAATAAGAAATTCCTGATCGGCTGGAAGAGTGCTGTACCAGTCGTCGCCACATTCAATAGCGAGTGCAATTATTTCTTCTCTGTTCATTCCTCACCTCTTAGCTTGTTTGCTCGCTCGCTGGTGCAGGCTGTAAATCCATGTACCCAACCTGAAGCCGATTCCAAGTCCAAAAAAAACCCCGCTCAAAAAATCAAGTAAGTTCATTCCTCACCCCCTATCCCGTGTGCTCGCTCAATTGCTCGGGCGAATGCTGGCGCTGATTGCGGAGCAATGCTAGCGCTGCCCCATGTATCCGCCGTCAGTTTTGTAATCTCCTCATCCGTCAGTGGCTGCCGATTGGTGGCTTTCTTTCCTGCATGTAGCCCCAGCATGTAGGTTGCAGTGAGAACGTCTGACTCGGTATCCGCCACAGGCAGTGACTTACTTATATTGAACGAGCTTACGACGTTCTTTATTTGCTGCGCAATATAGTCAAGCTGTGCTTCTTTTGAGTTGTCGGTATCTAGGGATGTAACCGCACGTTTTACCAAGTCCAGCAGAACTGCGCATAAAACTTTGATGGCGTTATACGCTTCTGACTGGCCTTCATCTGCGGCATTGTATGCCTCGCCCATAATGCGAATCCTGAGCGGCTCTAGGTCATCATCCGTCAGCGGCTTGCGCTCTGCTTTCAAAACAAGGTCGGCGAAGCGCTCAAGCTCCTGCTGAGTAATCGTCCAAAATTCGTTATGCCATGCGGGTTTCTTGTCGGGGTCGCAGGCTTGCTGCATTAGATTGATGATGTCGTCTCGTTTCATTCCTTCTCTCCTGGAACGTAAACAACAGGTTCCTTATCTACCAGTCCTTTCCATTCACGTTTTGCAGCAACAATAAGAGTCGTTAGACGCTCAAGATTTGGAATTCTGCAAAGCATATATTCCGATCCGCCCGAAGAATAAAAAAATCCGGCTGCTCTTGCCATCTTCACAATTTCGTTTCGATCTATCTGTCTTTCTGTTACCCAATATGGTTTCGACTCCGGAAAGCTCGCCATGCTGTCGGCGTCTAACGCTTTGCGCAAAAAATCAATTGCCGCAGTGTGTTTCTTCCATGCTAGTTCTGCGTAATCGTCATCTTCATCGCAAGGTTTTGGGCGCGATTGTTTCAAAGCCTCCAGCGCCATCTCTGCGGCTTCACGTAGCGTGGTCATGTGTTCCCCCTTCCAATTTCAGCAGCGGCCTTGACAATCGCGCGACGAGTGGCCGCATAAGGTTCGAAATGCGCAGCGTCCAACTCGGTAGCAAACACTTTTAATCCAGAAGAAGATGCAAGCCCTCTGTTCACTACCAAATTCAACTTCACAGCCAACCGCAACGCATCCCCGTCGTCATTTAACGGATTCCAAACCGGACGTCCTGAAACATCTTGACGAAAAAATGTTAGGTATGTACTTTCATAAACCACGTCGTAACCCGCAGCTTTAGCAGCCAATTCCAAAAGTTCATGGTCGCTCATCTGTTCCCCCTTGCTCTGATGGCTGCGGCGCATTCCTTAACCCCGTACAGGTTCGCCAACTCCCGTTCGTCGCACACCTTCGCACACTCCTCACGCTCAGCAGCGACAGCCGCTTCAATGTAATCAGAAATTTGACGGTCAGTTAGTCTTTGCGCTTCCCACAAGTTTTTACACGCCTCGCGTTCGGTTGCTGCAACAAGGGCGGCGAAGTGTTCAAGTGCCTGACCTGCTGCTTCAGTCCATGACGTTGCAAACCCAGCCTCACGCGCCATCCTGATAATGTCGTCTCGTGTCATTCTTTCTCTCCTGTCGCTTTAGCAATGGCGGCGCGGGCCTTAGCAACTAACGTTGCAGCGTCGGCATCATCCGGCCCGTCAAATATCCCCCTCAAAAGCCCCTGCAATGCTGCCAGCAGATCAGGCGCAGCGGCGATTAGGCGGGCGTTGGCGTTAATCTCTGATTGCGACTTGTCGCGGTGACTAAGTACAGCAACATCGACCGGCGACACTTCAGAAACAATGATTTCGCGGCCTGCCGCGCTGGCGCGGTTGCAGTTCCACGGTCCAGGTGTGTGCTTGTTCATTTGTTCCCCCTTGCTCTGATGGCTGCTTCTATGCTGCGACACTTATACCAATCTTGGTCTCCGTCGTAGCAATGCTCTTTGTGCTCGTTTGCTATTGCTGCGCACGCCTCGCGCTCTGCTTCCGCCCCCCGCGCCTCGGCTCGCTTGATGTGGTTGACGTATACCTGACAGGGTTTTGCTGTGCCTCTGTCTAATCGTGGGTCATCCCCGCAGTCGTTGAGGCAGTCGCATGCGGGCAGGGGGTTGGTGAGTGTGGTTGGCATGCTATTTATCCTTTTTGGCCAACAGCCACACTTTGCACAGCAGCTCGTCCATCTCTTGCCTAGTTGGGGTGTGGCCAACGGCATCGACGAGATGCCTGCGAAGCTCGGAAACTTTCTTCATGATTTGTTCTGCGAGTTTTCGGTCTTGGATCATGTCATTTCTCCTTTCGTGGCTCAAAGCTCTGGGATCTTCCCCCGCACGTCATCTTCACGTCGGGCGGTGGCCATGCGAACGTGGGCAAGCTGTAGATCAACGAGTTCGTCTCTGTCGAGAAAGATCGTCCAAAATTCGTTATGCCATGCGGGTTTCTTGTCGGGGTCGCAGGCTTGCTGCATTAGATTGATGATGTCGTCTCGTG